AAAAAGGTGGTATCGACCAGGATATTATGTGAAAATCCATATGACATAGAAACTTTCTTTGAATCTTTTAGTATTGCAAGTAAAAATGAAAAAGAATTAATTTATATAGATAGATTAATTACGGCCCTAAGATTAAACCCATTCGGTGATCTTACAGAAATTAATTATAAAATTCTCATGGACTTAGGTCTAATAAAATTACCAAAAAAATGAAGGAGTGAATATACTATGGCTAAAAAGGCAAGCGGTAAGACATATATCTCAAAAGGCGAACGCAAGAATGTAGCAAATGCTACATGTAATGCAATCCGCGCAGATCGTGATACCGGACAAGATATGTTGAACCGCCAGAGTGCTTGGATTAATGGTAGTAATCCTTGGGTTACTATGGCAAATCCAAATAAAGAACAGACTGATAAGAAATTTATTCGAGTTCGCTACAATGATCTTATGCACGGATCACGCAAGGAACTCGAAAAGAAATCATTCAGTATGACTGGGGGTTGATAATGGAATTGCTAGATAGAGACACAATTAAAAATGTCCTTTATGAGAAAATCTGTAAAGTAACATTTACAAAGGTTAATGGTGAAGAGCGAGTGATGTATTGCACTCTCAATGAATTAATGATTCCTTCTGATGGTGTATTGTCCGAAACAACTAAATCGAAGACAGAAAATCCCGCCGTCCAGCCAGTATATGATGTAAATGCACCTGGCTGGCGCAGTTTTAGATGGGACTCAGTCAAAGATTTTACAAGTGAGTTTATTGCATGAGTTGTATTTACCGAGGCGCAATAGTAGATACTGATCTATCTAGAAACGCTAGAGGTGGCACTGAAATGATGAGGGATCGGCTTTTAGCGGCGGTTCCCTCATCTCTACTAGATAATTTTGCCATCCATTTTTCTAGACCTAGACAAATTTATGATGATGTTAAAAATATCTTTTATTGCCATGATTTGGCAGCCGATCCAGAGAATAAAATCCTTCTAAATGGTGGGTGGAATAAATTTTCAAAATTAGTGTTTGTTTCACACTGGCAAAGAGATCAATATATTACTATGTATGGTATTCCGTATTCGATGTGTTCTGTAATTGAAAATGCCATTGAAACTGAGTTTGAATATATTGAAAGGCCGATTGGTCCTATTCGGTTTATATATCACACAACACCCCATCGCGGGCTGGAACTTTTGTATCCAATTTTTGATGCACTTTCAAAAGAATTTGATAATATTCACTTGGATGTCTACTCATCTTTTGAAATCTATGGTTGGAAAGAACGTGACAAACATTATGAAAAACTTTTTGATGCTTTGAAAACACATCCAAAGATTACATATCACGGAACAAAATCAAACGAAGAAGTACTTGCAGCACTCAAGCAATCACATGTATTTTTGTATCCCTGCATTTGGACTGAAACATCTTGTATTGCTATGATTGAAGCAATTAAGTGTGGCTGCACAGTAATACACCCAAGTTTAGGTGCGCTCCCAGAAACTGCAGGAGGTGCAACTGTCATGTATGACTATACTGAAAATCATAATATGCATGCAAATGTTGCATATATAATGACAAAGTCACTTCTAAAGCAAGAACATAAAAACCCTGGATTTATTAGTGCACTTTCTGCAGATACAATCAGAGAACTTAATAAAAACTCGATACCACATTTTCAATCTAAATGGATTAGTCTTCTAAAGCAGTTAAATGGAAATGGCTGAAATAATTGATTTTAAATCACGATTGAGTAAAACAAACACAACAACTATTCAAGAACCTAAACTGGACTATGAAGTAGAAGTAATCACTGATACAATCTTAAGTTCATCTCTTGAATCATTAGTTAGACTTGGTTATAATCTCGAAGAGAATTTTAATGAAATACTGCCATCCATAATTTTATTGAAAGAAGCAATAACATCACTACAATTAAATCTAAGAAAAGAAGAACATTTTCTACAGGACTATGCAAGAAATGTATTCACTATCACTGATGAAAATAGTTGACATTTGCTTAAAGTATGTTATAGTTATTATGTATAAAATTGAATAAGGATAAAATAGGATGATACTTGTAGACTATAACCAGGTCATGCTTGCCTCACTCTTTATGAGTATTGGTAATCATACAAATGTTGATATTGACGAAAATTTAATTCGTCATATGTTTCTAAATTCCCTACGAGCTAATCGAAAAAAGTTTACTGAAAATTTTGGTGAACTCGTGATCTGTGCAGATGGTCAAAAGTCTTGGCGCCGTCAGATTTTTCCATACTACAAGGCAGGCCGCCGCAAATCTCGTGAAGAGTCTGAACTTGATTGGAATGAATTATTCCGTATCATCAATACTATTCGTGAAGAACTAGACGAGTTTTTTCCATACAAAGTATTACACTTTGATCACTGCGAAGCTGATGATACTATCGGTACTATCTGTCATAAATATGGCGTGGAAATGAATAATGGTACTGAAAGTATTTTGGTATTGTCCGGAGATAAAGACTATATCCAGCTGCAAAAATATGCAAATGTCAAACAATACAATCCAGTGCAGAAAAAGTGGGTTCAAAATAATGAACCAAATAAATATCTAGCTGAACACATTATCCGGGGTGATGGCAGTGACGGAGTTCCTAATATTTTGTCTCCAGACAATTCGATTGTAGTTGGTGAACGCCAAAAAGCCGTTACATCGAAGCGACTGGAAGACTTGATGAGGGGCCCTGAACATATGGATGAAACTACCAAAAGTAGATATTTCCGCAACAAGACAATGATTGATCTTGCTGAAGTTCCTGCCAACTATAAAGAACAAATTCTAACAGAATTTGCAAAAGAGAAAGAAGTAGGTAGATCATCGCTATTTAACTATTTTGTAACACGTAAACTAAAGAACCTTATAACAGATATTGGAGACTTTTGATGCGATTTTCAATAGCAGAAATTGTAAATAAAGCAACAGAATTAAAGACTGTGGAAGAAAAAGTGGATTGGCTTAGAAAGCACGATAACCCTGCTCTTCGCACAGTTTTGAAATATACATATGATAAAAATGTGGAATTTTTGATTCCTAATACAGCACCACCATGGAAGAAAAATTCCTATGTTGGAGTTGAAGGTATGTTATATGCAGAAGCAAGACGTCTAAGAATATTTGTCAAAGGTGGTGGATATGATAATCTAAATAGTGTAAAGAGAGAACAACTCTTTATATCACTTTTGGAAGATGTGGATAATGAAGATGCGGAACTTCTTTGCAAAATGATCGAACAAAAACCACTAAAAGGTTTGTCAAAAAATGTCGTTATTACTGCATTTCCACAAGAGTTTCCGCTAGAAACTATTGACAAATCAAAAGAATCATAATATATTATATCTATAAATGGAAAAGGAATCACTAAATGACTAAATCCTTCAAGAAGTTCCGCGAAGAATGGGACGACGAGTGGGGTAACGATGATTACGAGAAGGATCGTAAATTGCGTGAACGCCGTGATAATCGTCGCAAGAAAACAAATGAAAAACTTTCGCGGTTTGAAGATCGTGAAGATGAATAATTCCTGAAAGGTTATACTATATTATGACTAAGCTTTATATCGACCTAGACGGTGTGATGGCTGACTTTGACAAATACTTTCTTGAAGCATTTGGAATCGAAAGCCATAAACTTGATGATCCTACACTTTGGAAATGGATTAACGGGCATGGAAATTTCTTTAGTAATCTCCCGCTTATGCCAGGTGCTCTTGAGTTCTTTCGTTCAGTTGAGCATATGAATCCAACCATTTTGACTGCATGCCCAAAATCAAACTATACAGTAGCTGCTGTGCAGAAACGTCAGTGGGTTTATAAACATCTTTCACCTGATATCACAGTTATCCCGATGATGGGTGGCAAGAATAAGTGCTTGTTTATGCATTCACCCGGCGATGTCCTTATTGATGATTTTGAAAAGAACTGTATTCCATGGGCTGAACATGGTGGTTTTGCAATTCACCACAAAGATTTTGAAACAACAAATCACAATCTTGCCATTGCTTTAAGTTTAGGATCAAAATAATGCAAGTTTATGGAAATGTAATTGTCACAGATTATGATGGTGTATGCGGATATTGGGAACCAGGTTTCCATAAATGGATGATTGCAAATGGTTATAAAATCCTGAAAATGGGTTGCTATGATATTGAAGATATGTATGGTATCTCATCTAGTGAAGCTGAAATGCTAACACAAGCCTTCAATGAAAGTGCTGCACTTAAACGACTAGCACCTTTCAAAGATGCAATCAAGTATATCCGAAAACTACACGAGGAACATGGATATGTTTTTCATTGTATCTCTGCAATCCCTAATACACAGGATATGTATGAAGCTCGGATGGAAAATATTCACAATCTATTTGGTAAAACAACATTCGAACAATTAATTCTTTGTGGTTCATCCAAAAATAAAAAGGAACTTCTTAAGGAATACAAAGATACAGATTGTTTCTGGTTGGAAGATCTTACAAAGAATGCAGAATATGGTCTAGACTATAACATGCGCTGTATTTTAGTAAACCATCACTATAATGCAAATGATGCAGTTAATTCAAGGATCAAAAGAGTTGATAACTGGAAGCAAATTTATTCACTAATTGATGGTTCGGAAAATCATAATTGGTATAAATAAACTTGTAGATCGTAGGAATAATGATATTTTGATACGGGGTCGGTCTACAAAGCCGACCCCATTTTTTTATAGGAGACTAAATGCCAATCTACTCTATGCGAAATGACAACACTCAAGAAGAGTTTGAAGTAGTTCTGAAATACTCAGAACTTGCGGGTTATTTAGAAGACAATTCTCATATCACACAAATTTTTAATAAGTTTCCGGGATTCGGTGACCCGGTCCGTCTTGGGATAAGAAAGCCCGACGACGGTTTTCGTGATGTTCTAAGGAACGTAAGACACCATCATAAGAAGGATAGTATCAATACGTTTTAAATTTACTCTTAATCAATAACAGGAGTTTACATGTCAACTAGAAAACGTCTGACAAAAACAAAAAGAACCCAAGTCGTTAGAGAAACTGATTATCTGATAGATACAAAATTTGGCATGAAACGGATTGAACCTATTACAGATACGCAAACAAAATTATTTGATGCATATAATAATGGCAAGAATATTTTGGCAGTAGGTTCGGCAGGTACCGGAAAAACTTACATTTCTCTCTATTTGGCACTTAAAGACGTTATGGCAAAAAAACAATACAAGGAGATTATAGTCGTTAGATCATCTGTTCAATCACGTGAACAAGGTCACATGCCGGGTGGTGCACAGGAAAAGATGTCGTATTTTGAAGCACCATATGTTGATATTGTAAATGATCTGTTTGAACGAGGTGATGCATATCAAATCATGAAGCAGAAAAATATGATTCGATTTATGAGTACATCCTTTATTAGGGGTTTGACATTTGACAATGCTCTTATTATTGTTGATGAATGCCAAAATATGAGATGGGATGAACTTAGAACAATTATGACGAGAGTCGGAGAAAGTTCCAGAATTATTCTTTGCGGTGACACGAAACAGGATGATCTTGCAACATCAAAAAATAGACTAGATGTTTCAGGTCTAAGACACTTTAAAAAAGTTATTGACAAAATGAGCACAGATTGCTTCGAAACAATTGAATTTACTGTAGATGATATTGTTAGAAGTGGACTAGTAAAAGAATTTATTATTGCCGAAGAACAACTAGAAGCAGCGTAATTTAAAGAAGGAGTTGGAGAGGTGAAAGCCTCTCCAATTAACATATGGGAGAATCTTTCGCATTTGCTCTCGGTGAGAGTCAAATAGCTTGTACTGATGGGACTAAAGGTCCTCAGTGTGCTCCACCTCCATATTGGACGTGGAGTGTCTCAAGTACACAAGTAACAGCATCAACTAGCAATTCAAAAGTATTTGTACAGGGCAAATTAGTCGCGGTAGAAGGTGATGCTATGGCTTCACACCCTGATGGCTTACCCTGTGTACCTGCTCCAGTATTTCATGCACCCACTACTTCACTATGTGCTGGTAAAGTATCAATAGGTGGAAAGAAAGCAGTTCGTATAGGAAGTAAATTTAATACAGGAACATCTTTTGACCATACAATAAGTACTGGATCATCAAAGGTGTTTATTGGCGGACCAAGTGTGGCGGTATAAATGAAAACATTAAAAGAATTTATGGCAAAACGGAAATACGTTTCTGTTCAATATGATAAAGAGTCACAAGATAAATTAAGAGACTGGGCAACAAAGAATAGATTTGATCTATCTGCCAAATACAATGGTGATAAACAAGACCCGAAAGAGTTTGACTTTCACACGACAGTGTTTTATAGTACTAATGAGAGTAACATTCGTAATAAAGAACAGAATATTACTCCAACTGAAGTCATAATCACTGGGATCAAGTTTCTTGGTGATGATAAAGATATTCCAGTATTTTCAATAGAACTTTCAGGCGGTATCAAAGATCTAAGAGAACAGTATGAAAGTCTCGGTTTGGAAGATAAGTGGCCTTCATATCAGCCACATATTTCACTTTCATATGCAAAAGAACAAAGAGATGTAAGTGATATAGAACTACCCGACTTCAAACCAAAATATGATAAATTGATAATTGAAGACATAGAGGAATAACATGTTTGAACATATGTCTGGTATTGAATTACCAGAATTGAGTGCAGAAACAACTGAAAATGGCCGTTTCTACACAACACCTGAAGGAAATAAGTATCCATCCGTAACTACAATTTTAGGTGCTGGTTCTGATAAATCGTGGATGGAAGATTGGAAAGCCAGAGTTGGTGAAGAACAAGTAGCCAAAGTTTCAGGTCAAGCATCCCGCCGAGGGACTGCAGTCCATGAAATTGCGGAACATTACCTAAAGAATCGGCCTGACTACAAGAAAGGTCACATGCCTGCAAATATTGCAAGCTTTAATTACATCAAGCCATATCTAGATAAGCACATTACAATTGTCGGTGGATTAGAACTTCCACTGTATTCTGACAAATTAAGAGTTGCAGGACGGGTTGATTGTCTTGCAAAATGGGATGGTGAGTATGCAATTATCGACTTCAAAACATCCAAACGAGCAAAAGACCGAGACTCGATCCATGGATACTTTATGCAAGCGTCATGTTATTCTTATATGGTCTATGAGCGGCTTGGTATTCTGCCAAAGAACATTGTCATTGTTATGACAGTAGATGATGCACCTGCTCAGATCTTTGTGGAGAAAGCACGTGACTGGTTACCAAAATTTATCGAACTTCGTGAAAAAGTTTCACTCTGATTGTTGACATTTGCTTACAAATAGTTTATACTGATTCTATAAGGTAACACAGAGAGAATCAAAATGACCAAGTTCGCAAAATTCGACCGCAAAAACCTCAACAACCTTCGCGCTGAGATGTCCACACTCCTGAGCAAATATGGTATCGACTCAAATCTTGAAATTGCTGTCGGCAATATGAAGTTCACCGAAGCTGAAGTTGAGATTAAAGTGACCGCTAAAGTTCTCGGTGCTAAGACTCGAGCCGATTCGATGCTTGAAACCATGATTAAACTCAAAGGTTTGAAACTGAAAAATACCAAAGGTGATGAACTTGTTGGTTATAACACTCGTGCACACAAAATGCCTTTCATATATCTCAAAGCTGCTGACGGCAAGCGCTACAAGTGTGCCGAAGACATGGCAAAATTCATGTTTGCAGCTTAAATAATTTATACTGATTCTATAAGGTAACCAATAAAGGAGAAATCAAATGCCTTGCAGAGACGGCTGGGGTCCGACTGATACTCGTACTCGTAATCTTACCACTCCTCGTGAAAATCGTCATGGAATGGAACTTTCTGATTTTGAAGCAGTTCTGTGCGGTCTATTCACCGCACTTGAAGGTAAAGACCAAATCAGTGACATGTTGCCACTCTGGCTTTCTAATGTCGATTGGAAAGAAGCTGGAGTTACACGAAAAAAGGTCGAAACATGGTGGAAAAAGCATAAAGCTGCAGATGAAACTCGACTAAAGCTAGAAGCTGCACTACACCGCAAAGCAGAACTCAAAGCATCAGCTATTTCAAAACTAACAGTTGAAGAACGAGAAGTTCTTGGTATCTGATAGTTAACTGAGGTTTTACTATGGCATATAAAACTGGTCCGAAGTCTTGGCCGTCAACTGAAATTGCCACCAAATGTCACTTTGCTATCGGAATGTGCTGGAATATCCTTTCGTCAAAGGGTGACAAGACATACAAGGTAATCATGGGATCGCATGGTTTTACTTGTGATTGCGTGTCTTTCAAACGTTGTAAGCATATTAAAGAAGTTGAAGCTAAACTTTGTGGTTGACAAATGCTTTCAAATAGTTTATACTGATTCTATAAGGTAACTGAAAGAGAACACGATATGACGACTGTATATGCACTTATGCTCTCAACTGCCTACGAAGGCGAGATGATCCTCGGAGTCTATTCGTCCGCCGATGCTGCGACTGCCGCTTCAGAAGTGTTCGAGACCGCTCACTACCCCGAGTTGCGCGGTTCTGAGTCGTTTGAGATTCGTGAAATTCAACTCGGCGCTGCTGCTCAACATCACTGGTAATAGGAAAACACGATGACAACTTTTATATTCTACGCCGGCAACCAGAAATTCGTCACTGAAGCAGAAACTCATCTCAAAGCGATGGCCGAGGCCAATCGTAATTTGGAAGTGAACCATCCAGGTGCTTGGATGCACTGCACTCATAAAGAATTTAAGTGGATTGAAGGTAACTTCTTCGATTAATGGTTGACAACTGCTTTCAAATAGTTTATACTGATTCTATAAGGTAACTTGAAAGGAACTATACTATGGGTACTCCCTCGATGATCGGTATTGTGAATGAAGACGGCTCGGTGACCGCAACATATTGCCACTATGATGGCTATCTTGAAGGTAACGGGCGCACACTCGTTGACAATTATAACAGTCCCAATCGGGCTCGTGCAGTTGCCGAATCAGGTTACTTGTCCGCGCTGAATGAAAATCTCAATGCCTCGATTGAATCTTCCGTTCACAAAAATGAAAAACCTGTTGTTTATGCTTCGGTAAAGGTCTACATGAAGTGTGGTTATAATCACGCTGGAGCTGATTATCTCTATCTTTTTGATGGTGCAGTTTGGTTCTATGCTGCAGGTCGGCAATCTCGGCCTCGCTTTGAGGAAGTTGAAATGAACCTTGATAATATTATGGCATAAAGGATAAAATAATGGCAAAAGTAGTTGGATTTAATCCCAAGGTACTAAAACAAGCAACATGCCAGAAATGCAGTGCTATCAATGAATATACACCGAATGAAGTCCGAACACTTTGGTCTGGGACGGACTATGGTGGCGGGCCAGATGGTCCAGACGGTGCAGAGGGCTTTACTTGTGGAAATTGTGGTGACAATGTTATCACAAAGAGGTGGTAATGGTTGACATTATCCTTTGTATAGTTTATACTGATTCTATAAGGTAACTTCAACTGAAAGGCTAAATCATGAAACGTGGTGAAATGCTCTCCGCCGCCATCCACATTGCAACAAATGCCCATCACGGGCAATTCGACAAAGGTGGTAATCCTTACATTCTACACCCGTTCGCTGTAATGGGTCTCCTTGAAAGTGCTGAAGAAGAACTTCAGTGTGTTGCACTTCTTCACGACGTTGTGGAAGATACAAGGATCACATACATTGAATTGCGTGAAGCAGGTATGAATGATCGAATCATTGATGCGGTCCGACTGCTCACCAAACAACGTGGTCAATCCTACGAAGAATACAAAGAAGGTGTATTCTCGAGCAAAGATGCAATGATTGTCAAGATGGCAGACTTGACTCATAATACTGATATCCGCCGACTCAAGGGTGTGACACCTAAGGACATTGAACGAATGACAAAGTACCACACGTTCTTCCTTGAAATTAAAGCAAAACTTAACGGTTGACAAATGTTTTCAAATAGTTTATACTGATTCTATACGGTAACAAAGGAACCGATCATGACTGTATATACCTTCGACGAATCCATTGTCTCTGATCTCCACAAAGATGCTCGCGGTTATCGCCCTTATTCTGTGTGGTGGGAAATGTGGACTGCATCTTCCGATGCAGATAAGCAGTCTACATGGGATTCTCTGCTCGTTGAACTTGAGTGGGAAGCCGCACGTGAGCGGAGTGAACAGGCAGCCGCAGTCAAGCGGTTCGAAGGTCGGATCGAACTCCTTATGAATATGGGAGCTTCGAGTCGTGAGACTGCGATCCGTTGGCTTGTCGAATCCATGGACCTTTCTGAAAATGACAAGTGGTATGGTGGTTCATATATTTGCTTTGAACTGGGTCTACCTTACGACATGAAGGAAACCTTTGACGAACTTGTGTGTTGACAGTAACCTGTGAATAGTTTATACTGATTCTATAAGGTAACAAAGGAAATACAATGCTACTGAACCCCACTCCGATCTCGTCCTCGAAGTTTTCGTTCAAGAATAACGTGTTTGTTGCTGAACTTTCATGTCTTGGTGATCCCAAACTAGAGCGTGTTTATGACGATGCAGCCGATTACGGTTTTACTGTCATTTCTCAGAAAACCGGCAAACCTGCTGTTTTTGCTTTTGTTGGGTTTGACCGTTGTGCTGAAGAAGTCGCCGGTCTCCGCTTTGACTGTGTTACTCCTGGCCTGAAGCAACTGAAGGCCCTGCTGATCAATGACTAAAGCCCGATTCGATATTACTGCCATTATCTATGATAAACGTGGTAAAGTTCTTTCGATTGGAAAGAACAGTTATGTGAAAACTCACCCGCTCCAAAATCATCATGCATGCAAAGTCGGTCTTCCTGACAAGCAATTTCTACATGCCGAAATTCACGCAATTGCACTCTGCAGAAAGCTGGATAGTGCACATAAGATTGTCGTGATGCGGTTTGATAAAGAAGGCGAGGAGAAGAATGCAAAACCTTGCCCTGTTTGCCGAAGTGCAATCGAGGCTGCTGGAATTAAGTTTGTAGAACACACATAATTGTTGACATTTGCTTTCAAATGGTTTATACTGATTCTATAAGGTTAACCTGAAAGGACACCTGATGCGCATCAATGATATCCAAGCTCGTAAAATTCTCATTCCTCTTTATAATATTGCAGAGAAAGATGCAAATGACATAATTGCAAATGCAGCATCTGCGCTTGCAGTTCGGCTCGAAGTAGCGAAGAGAGAATATAAATTGAGTGATCTTGAAATTCGGATCATCCGTCATGCAATCCAAAATGCTCAAGCTAATGTAAGTTCTCCTAAACATCAACGGAAAACTTATAAGCGGCGCGTATCTCTTGGTTGACAAATGTTTTCAACTAGTTTATACTGATTCTATAAGGTAACAAAGGAACTATCATGCTTGACCTCGAAACTTTCGAACTGATCTGCAAAAAAGCAAATGCCGCAGGTATGGCGGCCGTTGAAAAACTCAATGTTGTCCCGATGATTGTCGGTCAAGAGACCTCTCTGTTCTCGAATGTGATTGACCGCACCAAACCGATGCATTATGTTGCTGACGGGGTTTGTGGATTTGCTTGGGTTGACGTGTATCCTGTCAATAAAGGTAACACTCGTGCCGGTAAAGAGGAGCGTAAGATCCTCGAACGCTTCGGTTTCCGTAAAAATGATTACGAGAAAAGTTATCAACTCTGGATCTCGGAGTTCAATCAGTCCATGCAGAAAAAAGAAACCTATGCTCGTGCATTTGCAGAGGTTCTCCGTGCAAACGGACTGAAATCTTACTCTGGCTCGCGGATGGACTGACCATGGATAAGTATACAATTTCAGAAGAATTAAAAAAAATCGTTCATAAAATTTTTCACGAGGAACTTTCAATTCACGAAGTCTCCGGAGAACTTCTTTTTCTTGCCAGTCAACTTGCCAAAGAATATGAATTGGAACTGCTGGGAAAACTGAAGAAATGAATATCTTTGTGTTGGATAAAGATCCTGTAAAAGCTGCTCAGCTGCTTTGTAACAAGCATGCTGGTGGCAAAATGGTAGTGGAAAGCGCACAAATGCTTTCCACCGCACATAGAATGCTGGATGGTACTGCAACTACTGGGCCTTCAAATTCTGGAAAACGTATTTCAAAGAAATGGATCCATCCTGATTCAGATATGGAACAAGTTCTTTACAAAGCTGTGCATATTTATCATCCCTGCACGGTGTGGACCATGAAGTCCAATAATAATTACACATGGCATTGGATTCATTTTACTGCTCTCTGTGATGAATATACTTATAGGTATGGTAAAATTCATTCCACCGATAAACTTCTCCGTGATAGATTGAAGCAACTTCCTCGGAATATTCCCGTTGGATATCTTACAAACAAACCGCTTGCAATGAAATCAAATCCAGAATGTATGAATCCAAATGATGTTGTTGGTTCTTATCGTGCATTCTATCAAACGAAACAAGAACGGTTCCGAATGGCTTGGACCAAGCGGCCAATTCCCGATTGGTTCAAAGTAAAGGAAGCTGTATAATGACAGTAAAATATGCAAATAAAACTTGTCATAAGTGTGGCGCTAAGAGAGCACAACCACTAATGAATAAAGAAGAAATCTACGAAGAAACAGGTAAAAGCCAGGCAACAGTATCTGGCTGGACATATTTAGGTTCTGGACTTGGTGATAAAGCATCGCAACGAGCAATAAATAGAGCAGGTTTTAATAGCGGACAAAGAACATATAGCAGAAAAAAGACAGTTTGGTCATGTAAAAACTGTTATAGTATACAAAGTACAGTGAATCCAAATTTAACTGTAGTTACAAAAGTGACAAATACTGTAATTCCAAATGTCCATGGAAAAACTCCAATGTGGGTGTGGTTTTTTTGGATATTTGTAATTCTTGGTGTACTTTCACTTTTTTCTAGTTGACACGACAATAGAATCAGTTTATACTCAAAATATAAGGTATGAAAGGAACTGACATGTCTAACGTTGATAAGATTCGCGCCAAAATCTCTGCTCTCATGAAAAAGACCGAGGCAAACGGTGCATCTGAAGCAGAAGCTGCTTCGGCAATGACGATTGCATCCAAACTTATGGCTGAACACGGTGTCACACTTGCAGACATCAAAGAGAATAATGCAGCGGCTCGTGATTTTTCCAAACGACATGTCAATGAAGGTTCAAAGAACCTTTCGGTGGTTGACAAATTTGTTGCTTCTGCTATTGCAGCCTACACCGATACCAAAGTCTGGAACTCGAAGGGGTTCGACGGTTTCAAGATGGGCAAGAAAAATACCAAACCTAAGTATACATCAAACATCATGTTCTACGGTTACTCAGTCGATGTTGAACTTGCGGAATATATCTACAAGATCTGTGATGCTGCAGTTGAATTGGAATGGAAAAAGTTTTCTAGGACTGTGCCGGCAGGTGCTCGGGCAAAAGCTCGGACGACATTTCAGCTCGGCATGTCAATTCGTCTCCGTGATCGACTGATTGATATGAAAAAGGTAAACATTGACGAGTCAAACGGGAAATCGCTTGTTGTTTTGAAAAAGCAACTTGTTGAAACTTCCTTCAAGAATGATGTGACTGCTAATCTTGGAAAAGGTGGTGGCGGAGGTGTGACCTTCCGTAGAGGTTCTGCCTTTGAAGCTGGTAAAAAGGCTGCAGAATCTGTTCGGTTTAACCGCGAAGTTCACGATGGGCCTCAGGGAGGTGTAAAACTTCTCGCATGAGATATCTTGTAGTAGAAAAAGAACTCGGTCTATTTCTTGGTGTTTACCAGGGTATTTTTATCTTTGCTAAACATAATGTTTTTCCGATCATCAAAGCACCTGGTTTTGATTCTGAAGAAGATGCAGAATACTATATCGAAAAATATTTTCCAAAAAAAGATAAAACATATGGTGTGATTTGCATCGAAACAAACACCAAATATGTAAATATCGTGGATGTAATTAAATCTGGTTATAAAGAATATATTCATGAACTAATTGACCTTATACCAATGATCTCGGAGGCCATTCACTGATGTATATTACATTTCTTTTTATCATCCCTTTAATTGCTTGGATTATTATTGGAAAGATTATTTTCCGACATGAATTTTCATGGTCTGAAATGGGTATTCAAGCTGCTATTACTGCAGGGGTATTGAGTATTCTTGTCATGGCATCAAGTCACTATCAGACAGTCGACGAAAAATTGGTTAATGGTGTTGTGACAAAATTGAATGCAAGAAAAGAATCTTGTAATCAGAATTGGAGCGACTATTCCGATAGTTTCTGCACAAATGAAACCACTAGATCAGTTCGAAATGGACAAACGTGTACTACTGTGAATAAAATCCGGACCTGTGCACCAAAGTACAAGACACAATATCGTTCAATTTATCCGTGGGAAATTAAATATTTTGTAAAAACTGAAATTTCCGAACACGAAATTAGTAGAGTTGATCGACAGGGCGCTACAGCACCGCCCCGATTTTCTTCAATTAAAGTAGGTGATCCAGTAACACAATCCGTATCATATACCAATTACATTAAAGGTGCGTCGAGTACTCTCTTTAACCAGAAGTATGAAGATGTGCCACCAATTGCATATCCTGATATCTATGATTACTATAACGCTCGGAGAGTAATCTATTTCGGTATTCCCGCAAGCGCAGATTTTGTAAACAAATGGAATGAAGAACTTGCAAAGGTGAACTCTGACATTCGGAAAACTGGAGCAAACGCAATTATTGCTGTTACTAATCAAAATCCAGATTGGGCGGAAAGACTAGCACAAGCATGGGATGCACATAATATTAATGACTTGATTGTTGTAATTGGTGCTGATGGTGAAAACATTAAATGGGTTGATGTTCGTAGCTGGAGCAAAAATGATCTGGTGAATATTACAATCCGTGATGAAGTTATGAACTTAAAAACTATTGACAAAACTCGAATCAATGATATTATCAAATTCTCAGTAATGGAATACTATGATGAAGAATCAATGGACAACTTCGAGTATCTAGCAGAAGATATCCCACCTCCAACATGGCTGTATATCATTGCTGCAATTATCCTCTTGGTAATCAGTCCATTGGTTACATATTACTTCTCACGTCCAACTAACAGGTTTTAAGGAGAAAACTGAAAATGAATACTGGAACTATTATCGCTGTTGTGCTTGCCGTCACCGTCGGCGGTGCAGTTACACTTGGTGTCGGAAGTTACATTAGTGCATATAACACTGGTAACCGTCTTGAACAAAGTATCAAAGCAACGTATGAGAATAACAGAAATATTCTTGCGCAATACGGCAACAAGATCGCTGAAGCTGCTCAAGTTCCTGCAATGCAGCGAGATGATCTATCTGCTGTGGTTACCGCTGCTCTTGAGGGCCGATATGGTGAAAATGGTTCACAGGCTGTATTCCAGTGGATTCAAGAACAAAATCCAACCATTGACTCGACTGTATATGTTCAACTACAGCGAATGATTGAAGCTGGACGCAACGAGTTCACGACAGCACAGACCAAACTCACAGACCAGAAAAGGGTATATGAGACATCCCTAGGTAGTTTCTGGCAAGGGACTTGGTTAGGGGTGGCTGGTTATCCTCGTATTGATCTTGCAGAATATAAAATTGTTTCAACTGCGCGGGCAGACGGCGCATTCGAGACTGGACTTGAAGAACCTATGAAACTAGGTAATTAATCTTTTCAAAATAATGGTTGACATATCAGGAGAATCGGTTTATATTCAAACTATAAACCGATACAGACACACACCGAAAGGAACTATACCATGGCACACGAACTCGAAATGATCAACGGTCAAGCTCAAATGGCATACCGCAAGTCCGCAGGTCTCCCCTGGCACGGACTGGGTGTCGCCGTCGGCGATGACATGACCCCCGACGAAATGATGAAAGCTGCTGGTCTGGACTGGACCGTCAGCAAGGTCGACACTTTCTTCGAGTTTAATGACAAGAAAGTCAAAACCGGTATGCAGGCACTTATTCGTGACTCTGACGGAAAGATCCTGACACAAGTCGGCAAGGGTTGGAACCCCGTCCAAAACAAAGATGCTTTTGACTTCTTTACTGATTTTGTTCATAAAGGTGACATGGCAATGGATACTGCCGGTTCACTGAAAGGCGGAAAAATTGTCTGGGCTCTTGCTGATGTCCGTGATGGTTTCACTCTCTTTGGTGGTGATGAAGTCAAAGGTTACCTGTTGTTCTCCAACCCACACCTCTACGGCAACTCGATTGACGTGAAGTTTGTTTTGACTCGGGTGGTCTGCAATAACACCATTGCTGTTGCATTGAATGAAAAAGGCCAACCATCGGTTCGTGTCAACCACCGGTCGCAGTTTGATGCCGAACGTGTCAAAGAAATTCTCGGTTTGTCTCACCGCAAGGTTGAAAAGTTCAAGGATGCTGCAGAGTTCCTTGGTTCCAAGACCTACATGAAGTCCGATCTGGAAACTTACTTCGGTGAGGTGTTCGGTCGGTCGACTAAGGACGACAAGGAACTTTCTCGGACCGCAGAGGAAGCTCTGGCACTTGTTGAAAACCAGCCCGGCGCAGAGTTTCGTCCCGGCACCTTCTGGAATATGTTCAATGCCGTAACTTATATGACGGACCACGAACTTGGTCGGTCCGCAGATACTCGTCTGACTTCCGCTTGGTTCGGTGGTAACGCAAAGCGTAAGGTCAATGCCCTGAAACTTGCAGTTGATATGGCAGAAGCGGCTTGATGCCGCTTCTCTACCAGAAAGAAAATAAATGGAAGAACAAAAACAAAACTCACAGGTATTCTTTTATCTGAATGCTACTATTCAATTATGTGCAGTGTTTGCATTTCAACAACTTGCAGTTATTTGGCCTTTCTATATTGTAATGGCAATGATCTGTATAGTAATTGCAATTCAAACACTAGGAGCTAGTGTTGCATTTTCTGGTTTTGGATTAACACCGCCAGCGTCAAAAGTAATCGTTGCAAATACAGCCGGAATTAATGTTTTAATTTCACTCCTTTACATGGTATCATCTTACCATATCTATCTTATCGGTTTTGTGGGGTTTGCGTGGGTTGCAGCAACACATTCGGTAATTCACCTTCTTACTAATTTAATGGGAGCAAGTAAAAATGACAGCAGTTCTGTACATCATGATGAGAAATGACTTGAACTCTCTTAATTCAGGCAAAGCAATTGCACAAGGTTCACATGCTGCAAATGCATTTGTTTATCATTTCAATGGTTATGCACAAGAATACAATTCCAAATCAGTTCATGAAAGTATTCAAACGGCTACCATGAACGGGTTCAACGAGTGGGAACAGTCAACCACTCAGGGGTTCGGAACCGTCCTGGCCCTCGAAGCCAGAATGGCTGATATTATCCCTGTAGTCTCCATTTTTAATGCTATGGGCTATGTGGCTGGTGTCGTGCACGATCCTACATATCCAATTGTTGATGGTGAAGTAGTCCATCACATTCCGCTGGATACCTGTGCATATATCTTTGTTCCAAATAAGGAAAAGGACGAGATTGCAACTGTTCTGCTGAAAAGGTTTCCGCTACACAGATGAAAGATTATAGATTATATCTATCTTACACTAAAAGTACACTTAGAGTGATTGCATTTGGTGGTCTTGCATTTGGTTTTATTGCAGCACATATAACTGCAGGATTGCTATTACTCGCCGAATTGATCCGAATTGCAGAGGAACGAAAGTGAAGATTACTGATTATAATTATATTGGTAGTGCAATCGGAAATGCATACTTCAGCGGTGTTTCATTTAATGAACTCTGGGATTGTGTCTTTATGTCAGAGACACCAGGTGAATTAGACGCTGCAATATCTGCCACAATTAGATTAAAGGAGCTCTCGAACAATAATGAGAATTGATAATGAAATTAAATTGGATTATAATTCAGTACTTATTCGGCCAAAGCGAAGTACTCTTGGTAGTCGAGCAGAAGTAGATTTAGAACGCAAATTTACATTCCGTAATTATAAACCCAATTTTTCTGATAGTTTTGAAGATTGGCATTACCGTGGTGTTCCTATTATGGCTGCCAATATGGATGGTGTTGGAACTTTTGAGATGGCTGATACGCTGGCACGTCAGGGGCTATTCACCTGTTTGGTCAAGACATATCCCGTAGAGGAGCTGATTACCTACTTTAACTATGACACAGGTGATCGCTACCGTACTGATCATGTTGCAATGAGTATCGGTATCAGTAATTCAGATTATGATAAATTTTGCAAAGTATATCTTTCACTAAGTGAAAGACTGAAGTATCTATGTATTGATGTTGCAAATGGTTATACAGAAACATTTGTAACACATGTTCGTAACATTCGTGAAAGATATCCCGAACTTGTAATCATCGCTGGTAATGTTGTTACTGGAGAAATGACGGAGGAACTTATTCTTGCTGGAGCAGACATCATTAAAGTTGGGATTGGCCCTGGGTCGGTTTGTACGACTCGTATCCAGACCGGCGTGGGTTTTCCGCAACTATCCGCAGTCATCGAGTGTGCTGATGCTGCTCATGGTCTCGGCGGTCACATTATCGCTGATGGTGGGTGTTCTACACCTGGGGATGTAGCCAAAGCATTTGCTGCTGGTGCAGATTTTGTAATGCTCGGTGGGATGCTTGCAGGTCATGATCAGGGCGGCGGAGAAGTAATTACCAAATACTATAAAACAAATGAGATAAACTCATATGCAAAAGATGATGCAGGGTTTTTGATACAAGATTATAAAATTGAAGAAAAACAGTTTGTTAAGTTTTACGGGATGAGTTCAAAATCCGCCAATGATAAACACTTTGGCGGACTGAAAGATTATCGTTCATCTGAAGGTAGGACTGTATTGACAAAATACAAAGGTGATGTTAATATAACCATACAGGATATTCTTGGTGGAGTCCGGTCAACATGCACATATGCAGGAGCATCAAAACTGAAATATCTTTCAAAATGTGCAACATTTATCCGTTGCACTGAAACTCATAATCGAATTTATGAATCATCTACAATTGGAAATTAAGGAGACTAACATGAACGACACTAACAGTGCATATAATGTAACAGCAGATGAACTTCGCCAGTTTATTGAGCGCCACGAGCAATTTGACTCAGAAGAAAAAGAAATTAAAAATCAAAAGAAAGAACTAATGCAGGAGGCCAAAGGTCGGGGCTATGATACGAAAGTAATGAAAAAGCTGATTGCTCTTCGAAAGCGTGATGCAGATTCTATCGCCGAAGAAGAAGCCGTTCTAGAAATGTACAAGTCTGCGCTAGGGATGCAATGAAATACTATGCAGGGATAGGTTCTAGGGAAACACCCAAAGATATATGCCTGTATATGACTGCAATAGCCAAGAGATTAGCGTCTCTTGGCTATACCTGTAACTCTGGTGGTGCTGATGGCGCTGATACTGCATTCGAAAGAGGCGCAGTTATTAACAGACAAATCTTTCTTCCTTGGGATGGATTTAACAAAAGATATATTGACACACTGACTAAACTACATGGTGAAGGTAGTTATATAGTACCATCATTTAATGCCGATCTTGTTGAAAAATACCATCCAAAACCAAGCGCTTTGTCAGATGAGGGGTGGAAATTTATGTCTAGAAACTCATATCAGGTACTTGGAAAAGATTTGAAAACACCCGTGGAATTCGTTCTATGCTGGACACGTGATGGTAAAGCTAGGGGTGGAACTGGACAAGCTCTTCGGATTGCCAAAGATCGTAACATACCCATCTTTAATTTCTATCATGGTTATGAAGAGTTTTCAAGATACATGACCATGACATTACTTTCAACTTGACAAATCTTTTGTTTACAAATGAATACAGTTGGTTTATATTGATTCTATAGAGGAGAATTACCATGACCAAATCAAACGACAAAAAAGATCAAGAGTTCCATTCTGTTGTGAAACTTGCAAAACTTCTTGCAAAGAAAACAAAAAATAAAACCGATGAAAAATACATGATCATAATGATCCGCAATGCTATTTTTTCTCTGCCTTCAGTATATACTGGTTTAATTTCAGAAGAAGCACTTGAACTACCATATGATAAAAGAACAAAAGAACACTTCTATGGAAGAACTGAAAGTGCAAAAAGGTTGGTCCATGAAATTAAAACCAACCCCAAAAGGAGTGAAAAAGCTCTTATCTTATTCCTGAAAAGTCGTTCA